TCCAACATTGCATCCTTATCCCCACTAAATAATAAACCTGCTGCGCCTCCGTTAATAAATGCTTTAGCTTTTGCTCTTGTACCTTCGTTTGAACTTGAAACAGTTTCCCAAGCAGCCATAAGCGGACTCATTCCGTATAATTGATTTCCACTAACATTGTAATCAGGGTTAAAGAACTTAATATGGTTTACTTCGTTTACTTTAAATTCAATCTCTTGGTTTCCTATTTGTAATTTATAAGCACTAATTGGCTCAAATGTTCCACTTCCTATAATTTGTGTGAATTGAGAAGGTAAAGGGTAAAGTTTAGTAGGTACTCCCTTGTTTCTTCCTACTTCAGGCATAAATTTATAAGAGTAAGCGTTACCTGTAATCTCTAAAAAAGAAACTAAAGATTCGATATACTCTTGTTGGCTTTGCATTTCGTTAGGTCTTGCAATTAGCTTATTCAAGTCAGTGCCTTCTACTTCGGTTAATCCCTTTTTAATTAGGTTAACAGGGTTATTTTTAATTCTATTAAAGCTCTTTTTGTTATCTACTTCGTAAACATAGAATGGAACTGAAGCAGCCTTTTTAGCAATCATATTAATAATAGCAAATACATCAGGGTTACCTTGATAGCCATTCCTTACATACGCTCTCGGATTGTTTGGTATGTTAAAGAATATTCCGTTGAAATAAGAGAATAAAGATTGATTGTATTTGTTACCTGCATCTGAACCTTGAGAAGGTAGTATAGCAGCTTTAATTCTTTGTATGAGATTCATAAGCAATTATTTTTACAAATTTACGATAAATTTAGATAACTTTTACATTACAACAAAGTCAAACTTCTTAAGTTCAAACCACATCCGCATCATTAAGGCATCACTTATATCGGGAGACCTTCCTAAATGTTCTTTAACTTTGTCTTTAGGTAGCACCGCAAGTTTACCATCTTTATCAGCATTATGCCTTTGTACCCATTCAAGTTCTTCGGTTAATTCTTTTTTAATTGTTACATCTTCAGTCATTACCCATACTCCAGCTTGATTAATTAGTTCCGCAAGTTTGTAGTAGCATTCCGACTTCAAGTTAATATAATTACCTGTTAGTGCTTTGCTATTGTTAACGAATCCTTTAAAGCCATAGTCGACCACACCGCCACCGACACCATCTTCATCGCAAATGATTTGGGAATAAGGGATTGAATGCTTTTTACTTAAATGCTTAATGAATGCTGCTACTTCGTTTGTTGCCTTGTTAGCTAACTTGTGTATCTCGGTAACTCTAAAGCCACTCCAAACCATTATAAGTGTATTATCCTTACCAAATCGTGCAATATCGGCAGAAATATATCCTTTACCATTTGGAATATGCTCATTAGTAAATAAGTCAATTATCTTATCGTATTCTATTAAAGCGTTGTCATTGTCATCATACTCCCAGTTACCAAATAATAAACGCTCCTTACTGAACTTGTCTAAAGATTGCAAGGATTGAATGTAATGCTCTGAAATATAAGGATTGTCCTGTATTAAAGATTGAATGAAGGCTTTGCTTTCGCTAATAGTTCCATCCTTTGTAGGCTTGTAGAAATTATTGTAAACATATCCTTTTGCAGGATTACAAGTACCGAGCATCTTTGGTATAATGTTAAATTCCGTTAGCTTATATCTTATTCGGGACTTAACTATGTTCCAGGCTTTCTCCGTTATTTGATTGCATTCGTCAATAAATGCTCCAGAAATTTCAAGTGACCCAAGTTCGTCAAAATTAATATCTGAAGGGTATTGAAACAAATCTTTTAGGTAAATAGCCGAGCCATTTGAGAATGTAATTATATTAGATTGAGCGTTATAAATATAGTGTTGCCCTGACTTTATACCTTGCAGTTTACAAACATCGTAGAATGAATTTAAGGTAGTATCTTTTAAAGTTTTAAGGACTGCTCTCCCCATTAGCCATCGAGAGCCAGGATATTTTAAGCAGCATTTAATTATCCAATAAACACCAAGTGCTGATTTGCCTCCTGCTACTCCACCTCCAAATATAACCTCGCTTGTTTTGTTGTCTTCTAATCTATCGAGTGCTTTAGTCTGCTTCTTCGTTAGTATCATAGGTTTTAGTCTCGTTGAAAGTAATACCCAAATCCATACCGCCTGTATGTTTTAATGTAGTACCTAATCTTTCGGCTTCTTCAGGTGTTCCGATTAACTTATATAATCCCATCTGCAAAGTAGGATTTTCGCTTTTATACCACTTTGAACGCATTGATGTTTTAATTTCAACTTTGTTTTTTTCAAGTGCTTCTTTTATAGCGTTAGATTCGTTCAGTTTATGCTCGTAAAAAGTAGGCTTTGAACAAGGTAAAAACGCCACCACATCTTCAATAAAGAACAATTTATGTTTTTCGATAGCATCTAAAGACTTCTTCTCTAATTCCTCTGTTTTATATGCCATAATCTACTCCATTTCTTTTAATTTTAATCGCTGGGTCAAGTTTACGCATTCGTTCTACTATTACCTGGCAATACTTTGGGTCTAATTCCATACCGTAGCATTTACGATTTAATTGATGTGCTGCTACCATTGTTGTACCAGAACCCATAAACATATCTAATACAGATTTAGCAAAATCCATTTTTGATATAACCCATTCTGGAAATGCCATTGGGAAAGTAGCTTTATGTACTGATGCAAATTCATTTTGGCTTGCATTTACTGTTTCTATTACATTTGGATATTTACCTTGCCACGAACAAGGAAAACCTCTTGTTTTATTATTATAACTAAAACAAAAAACATATTCCCATTTAGTATTAAAAGCACCTTTAACTATATTAGGTGGACATTGTGATTTATTCCAAATAAGCACATCTTTTAATTGTTCTTTTAATCTGTATTGATAATCTATTAGTACCATTTTATTTTGTGCTAACATCTGTATATTTACAAATGAATAATCAGCATTTATTAATGTATTATTTGTAAAATCATAAAGAAATTCTAAATATTTATCATCATCCATTTCATCACTATTATCCTGATATTTATTGTCAAATCCTTTTACTCTACCATTTAAATGACTATTTTTTGCTGCATTATATGGAGGACTTGTAAATGCAATATCAGCCTTTTGTCCGTTCATTAACTTTGCTACTGCATCACTATCTGTACTATCTCCACAAAGCAATCTATGCTCCCCTATCTCAAATAAATCCCCTAATACTATATCCGTTTCTATTCCACCTTCAGGTGCTTCAAAGTCATCTTCTTCAGCTTCTAATTCTTTACCAAAATCTGGTACATCTAATCCCCAAGCATCAAGTTCTTCAGCATCCCATTCGTTAGCTAACATATTCCAATCCCATTCGCCACCGCTTACATTATCTTTTATAATAAACTGCTTTTGCTCTTGCTCTGTCAAATCAGTAACTTTAATAATTGGCACTTCTTTTAATCCAGCGTGAATACAAGCCTTTAGTCTCATATTACCACCCAAGACTATCATATCATCGTTTACAACAATAGGTCTTATTTCAAGCATCTTTGGAAACTCCTTAATTGATGCTACTAATTTTGCAAACTTATCATCCTTAATTATACGAGGATTATTAGGGTTTGACTTTACTAATTTAATGCTTACTAATTCGGTTTTCATTTTACAAAGGTAATATATTTTTATAAATCAGCTACTTTCTGTGTGTATAGGTCAATTAAATCTTGATAATCAGCTTTACCCATCTTCTTTACCTGGTGCCTTTTGTATTCCAGGTAATCCATTCCGCCTTTACCTATTTCCTTCTCCAGTCTCTTATAATATTCAATATAATTGCCTTTTTTAGCAATATTACATCCGTAGCATTGGGGGCGACAATTTTGTTCATCATATCTTAAACTTAAAATACCTCTTGAATAAAAATGACCGTTTTGTATCTTCTTATAAGGCATTACTTTATCGCAAGTAAAGCACTTAACATCTAAATTCTCATCAGCGTACTTTAAACGAATATAAGTTGAAAATATCGCATCTGCTTTTTTCTTTAAGATTGTTGTACTCATTTTTTTGGTCTCTTAAACTTAATTAAACTTAATAACCATAAAGGTAATATAAATGGTGCAATAATAATTGAAGGCAATATGCTACCTAATACATCAGCTAATGTAAATTCATCTTTAGATTCAAACCTTCCAGGATTCTTAATAAGATAATATACTCCCAAAATTGTACTTGCAATCCAATAAATAATTAATAGTGTCATTTCAATAGAATTTTAGTGTAAAACATCTCAAACACTACCCCCCAAATAATAGAGAATAGGATTATAT